AGTGACTCATCGAAAAATTAAAAGATTTCAAATTGAAGTACAGTTTGATGATAACTCACGCCTAATAAGCTTGAGGCCACAGTATGAAAACCTGCTTACGCAGGACATGCGTGGAAAAGGATATGTTAGGGTACTTGACATAGACCCAGCATTTTCGGTAGAATTCACAGGCGAGACTTGGAAGTTCTTAATGAGCATCCATGGTGTATATGTGGGAAAGAAGAAAGCATGGCAATTAGAGGGTATAACACAAGGGAAGTTGATACCACGCAGTACACGCCAACGCATATCAAGTCAGTCTTAAAATCTATAGGACTGAGTATTGTTGGCGAAACTGGTAATGACTTTCTATGCTACTGCCCATTTCATTCTAATAGACACACGTCTTCATTTAGCGTAAGCCGTGAAAAAGGTGCGTTTATTTGTTTCAACCCTTCCTGTGGAGAAGCTGGAACCCTGCAGGAATTGGTTAAGCGTGTAATGAATAAGAATGAATATGAGGCCATGCGTTTTATATCTTCTAAAGAAGCAGAAGCCTTAGAAAACTTTGACGAATTGCTTTCAGAAGTTATGCAAGAAAAGCCAGTGTTTGAAGAATTTTCTCAAGAAACATTAGATAGGTTGCATGCAGGCATGTCTAAAGAGGCCACAGATTACCTTGCTTCAAGAGGAATCAACCAAGAGTCTATCAATCATTTTGGTCTTGGATATTCAGCATCTATGAATATGGTTATTACTCCAGTACATAGTCCAGACGGAACACCAATTGGATTGGTTGGCAGATCGATTGAGGGTAAATCTTTTAAGAACAGTACTAATCTTCCTAAGAGCAAAACTTTATTTAATATACATCGTGCTAAAAAAATTGGTGATCACGTAATAGTTGTAGAATCTAATTTTGATGCAATACGTGTGCATCAAGCAGGTTTTCCAAATGTGGTTGCCACATTAGGTGGATTCTTATCCACTGAGCAGCAAAGTTTATTAAACAGACATTTTAATAAAATAACAGTAATGACAGACGCAGATTTGGCTGGCAGAGAGTTGGGTCAAAGCATAGTCAATAAATTAAAATTCAAGGACCTCTTGTGGGCTTCTTACGAATATGGTAAGATATATCCACATGATGCAAAAGATGCAGGCGATATGACTGATGAGGAAATAAAAGCTTGTATTAAAAATGCTGTATCCGATATAGAATACAGATCCTGGAATTCATGATATAATGACAAATACAGATGGATATATACCATCAACTATAAAGGAGAATAAATGAGTATAGTAAAGGGTCTAAAAGACCTAAACAAAGCGCTAGACAAGCCTACCTACAGTGGTGGGGACGATAGCAAGGCTCGCTGGCTTAAGATTGAAGACGGCGAAAGCGTAAAGATTAGATTCCTCCAGGAACTAGATCCAGATTCACCAAATTATAACGACAAGCTTGGATGCGGTTTTATCGCATTGGAGCACACAAACCCAAAGGATTACCGTCGCAAGGCTCTAGATACAATGGAGTCTGAAGGTCGTGACTGGGCTAATGAACAGCACCGCAAGGATCCAAAGGCTGGCTGGAAGGCCAGAACACGCCTATACATTAATGTATTGGTAGATGACGGTAAAGAAGAGCCATATGTTGCAATTCTATCTCAGGGAACCAGTGGTAAAACAATCACACCTACCTTGATTGAATACGCTGGCGAAATGGGAAGCATCACTAACCTGATGTGGCGCATTAAGCGTAACGGAACCAAAACAGACACAAGTTATACAATCATCCCACTTGCTAAAGACGAAACGCCATTCGACTTTACAAGCCTTGAATTGTTTGATCTTGAAAAGACAGCAGTTCGTCATGTTCCATATGCAGAGCAAGAAGCTTTCTATATGGGAGAAAATGGTGGTAACGAAGAGTCTTCTGCTACATCAAGCAGCGTAGACTGGTAATACAAAGTTAAAGGCGGAGAGTTAATGTCATTTACACATTTACATGTGCATTCATATTATTCATTGATGGATGGCCTTAACTCTCCTGCCGAACTTGTAAGGGCGGCAAAGGATGCTGGTCAAACAGCATTAGCAATCACAGATCACGGAACATTATCTTCTCATCGTGAAATGCAAATAGCGTGTCAGGAACAGGGCATCAAGCCAATCCTGGGAGTAGAAGCGTACATATCTCCAACAGATAGATTTGATCGCTCCTCTAAAACAGATAAGTCTATTCAGGCTTATAATCATATTATTCTTCTAGCTAAAAATAAAAAAGGGTTAGAGAACATAAACACATTGCAAGAACTTGCTTGGAACGAAGGCTTTTATCATAAGCCAAGAATTGATAGAGAGGTGCTAAAAGAATATGCGGAAGGTATTATCGTTCTTTCTGGATGCCTCAATGGTCTTATTAGTAAATCGATTGAACGCCAGGAATTCTCAGAAGCCAAACTTATACTCAAAGATTTTAAACAAACTTTTGGTAAAGACTTTTACATTGAGGTTCAATCTCATAACCCAAAAGAAATCAACGAAAAACTCTTAGAGCTCGCAGACGAACTTAAAATAAAGGCGGTGGCAACAGGAGATGCCCACTTTGCTAAAGAAGAAGATCGTATTCTAGAAGAGGCAATGCTTATATTATCAACATCCCCTAAATCAGATAAAGATGCAGACTTTGAAATGTCTCGTCAAATGAAAGATATGTTAGATAGATTTAACTATCTTTATCCAGATAGAAAAATATCATTCGTAGACTATAACCTATTTATTCAGACTAGGGATGAAATCGAGGCAGACTTCAAGAAATCAGGGATTAATCGAACAGACATATTCGATAATACCATGGAGATTGCTGAGAAAATTGAAGAATACGATTTTAACAGGGGATTAGACTTGCTCCCTGTCCCTAAGACCAATGCTGATCAGAAACTGGCTCAGATGGCCTTAGAAGGCCTTAAGAGGCTAGATCTGGACAAGGATAAGGTCTACTTAGACCGACTTGAGGAGGAGCTGTCTGTAATCAAGGATAAGTCATTTGCATCCTATTTCTTGGTTGTAGCGGATATGGTTAACTGGGCAAAAGATAATAATATTATGGTTGGTCCTGGTCGTGGTTCTGCCGCTGGATCTTTAGTTTGTTATTCATTAGGTATTACAGATGTTGACCCAATTGAATATGACTTACTGTTCTTCCGTTTTATTAATCCAGAACGTAATGACTTCCCAGATATTGATACAGACTTCGAGGACCGTCGTCGCAAAGAAGTTAAAGATTATCTAAAGAAAAAGTTTAAGCATGTTGCATCTATTTCCACATACACTTATTTTAAAGACAAAGGGGTTGTTCGTGATGCTGCTCGTGTATTTATGGTTCCCCTTTCAGATGTTAATCGTGCAATGAAATCTATCGATACCTTTGAAGACTTTATTGAGTCTCCAAATACTAAAGAGTTTAGAATTAAATACCCAGAAGTTGTTTGGCTTGCAGAAAGACTACGTGGAAAGATCCGAAGCGTAGGAGTTCACGCAGCAGGAGTTGTTGTTGCTAAAGATGATATTCGCAAGTATGCGCCAGTTGAGTCTCGTGAAGATGCACAGGATAAAGTTTCTGGTCGTATCCCAGTAGTTGCTTATGACATGGACACTGTTGCAGATATTGGTCTAATTAAGCTCGATGCCCTTGGGCTTAAAACATTGTCTGTTATTTCCGACACTCTTAAGTCTATTAAAGATAGAACTGGTAAAGATATTAATCTGTCAGAAATTTCTTTAGACGATAAGGCAGTATACAAAACTTTGAGCGAAGGATATACCAAGGGTGTGTTCCAAGCTGAAGCGACTCCATATACTAACCTTCTTATTAAGATGGGCGTAGATAAATTTGAAGACCTTGCAGCATCTAACGCTTTGGTTCGTCCAGGTGCAATGAATACTGTAGGAGCATCGTATATTAAAAGAAAGCATGGCGAGGAAGCAGTTGAGTATGTGCATCCAATTATGAAGCCTTTTACAGAAAACACTTACGGTGTGATTATTTATCAAGAGCAGGTTATGCAGGCATGTGTACACTTGGGTGGAATGACTTGGTCAGAGGCTGATAAGGTTAGAAAGATTATCGGTAAGAAGAAGGATGCAACCGAGTTTGATCAGTTTAAGGATAAATTTATTGAGGGTGCAGAAAAGCATATTAGCAAGAAGCAGGCTCAACACCTATGGCATGACTTTGAAGCACATGCTGGATATTCTTTTAACCGTTCTCACGCTGTTGCTTACTCTATGCTTTCATATCAGACTGCATGGCTAAAGACTTATTACCCGCTAGAGTTTATGTTTTCAATTCTTAAGAATGAAAACGATAAGGATGCTAGAACAGAATATCTAATTGAAGCCAAGCGTCTGGGCCTTAAAGTATTGCTTCCACATATTAACGAGTCTGATGTTTACTTCTCATTACAAAAGGAGGCCATTAGATTTGGTTTGGCAGAAGTTAAATTTATTTCAGACAGTATCGCAAATAAAATCATAGAAAAGAGACCATATGCCAATTATAAAGACTTTATCGAAAAGTCGTCTAAAAAAGGTAGCGGTATTAACAGCAGGGCTGTTAGTGCTCTCAACGCCATTGGTGGTGCTGCTTTTGACGATAATGCACGGCAGGGAACTGAAAAAGAAAACTACTACGAATTCTTAGGTATCCCTACATTTAGCTTAGATCTTCCACCAAGAATTAAAGCACAAGCAAGGCCAATATCAGAGTTTGATGATTTAGGGTCATTCGTAATGTTTGGCATGGTTAAATCAATCAAGCGTGGAAATGGGTGGGCAAGAGTAGAGTTAGTAGATGAGACTGGATCTATTGGTCTATTCCATAATGAACAAACATCTATAGAAACAAATCAAATGTACTTTATTCTTGTAGGAGATAATCGTATTGCTAAGTATATTAAGGTTAGCGATATTGATCCAAAGTCTACAGATATATTTGTTGATTATTTATATCGTAAAGAATACGACATTGCCGATAACGAGTATATTGTGGTAAACTTTACACCTTATAAGACAAAGGCTGGCAAAACTATGGCTCACATAGTTCTATCAGATAGAGATAAAAATTTAACTAGAGCAATTGTTTTCTCTAGTATGTATAAAATTGCCTTAGCAAAAATGCGTGAGGGAATGAAATGTCAGGTAATACTATCCAAACTTGATGACGGAACCCTGATGATTAAGGAAATAAAATGACAGAAGATATCGAAGGCTTGGTTACTTCAATAAGCATTAATCAGGTTTTGGTGGCAGTATTAGAAGAGTATAAAAAGCTTACAGTTCCAACGTTAAGATTTTTGGATGCTGCAAATACAGAAAAAGAATTAGTAATTGATTATGATGAGGAAGGCCCATCATTTACATTTAGTTTAAGAGAGAAAAATGACACAGAGTAATATCTTAACAGAATACGGATTAGATGCATTGGCGGCAATGCTTCATGAAACAGCAAAAGAAAAGGGGTTTTGGGATGGAGAATATTCTCATGACAAGGTTGGAAACAAACTCGCACTTGTACATTCAGAAGTTACTGAAGTACTAGAAGCAATTAGAAAAACAAAGGGCAGTGAACAAATTGTAGAAGAGATGGCTGATGTTATTATCAGACTATTAGATGTTTATGCTGCAATGAGAAATGAAGAACAAATTTTGCACAGCCTAGATGAGGTACTGGAAGCAAAGATTAATAAAAATAAAGAGCGTCCAAGACTTCACGGCAATTTATTTTAATGCTATAATGAGTAGAGAGAAGAAAGAATAATAATGGAAATTGTATTAGATGATATATTAGCTAAGTTAGATCCAAAAACTAGAGCAAGAGTTCAGTCTGCTGTTAGCGTAAATGTTGAAAAGCAAGCAACTCCTAGCATTGGTCTTAATTTAGCATTAAGAGGCGGGCTTGCCTATGGAAGACAAATTCTTGTATGGGGAAATAAGTCTGCTGGTAAATCTTCCTTTTGTCTACAGATGATAGCATTGGCTCAAAAAGAAGGTAAGACTTGTGCATGGATTGATGCAGAACATTCATATGATCCAGCATGGGCAGAGCAGTTAGGCGTAGATTCAGAAAAACTTATTTACTCACCAGCCAAAACAGTAAATGATATGGTGGATGTTGCAACTAAACTTATGGATGCTGAAGTGGACATGATTGTAGTCGATTCAATTTCAGCATTGTTGCCAGCCATCTATTTTGAAAAAGATGGAAATGAAATGAAGGATTTGCAAGACACTAAGCAAATCGGCGCAGAAGCAAAGGATATGACTCACGCAGTCAAGATGTTAAATTATGCAAACAAAAACACACTACTTGTTCTCATCTCACAACAACGAAACCAGTTTGGATCTATGCATGCTAGTCACATCCCCACAGGTGGGATGGCAGTTAAGTTCTTTTCTTCCACTGTCATTAAGCTCTGGTCTTCTGAGGCTGAAGCGAATGCTATTAAGGCTGGCGTTAAAGTTGGCGACAAGATTATTGAACAAAGGGTCGGAAGACCAGTTAATTGGATTATTGATTACAACAAAGTCGGCCCCCCTAATTTATCGGGACAGTACGACTTCTACTACCAAGGGGATGTTCTTGGTATAGACGGAATTGGAGAAACATTAGATGTTGCAGAAATGTGCGGAGTCGTGGAAAAAGGTGGCGCTTGGTACACCGTCAATGGTGAAAGATTTCAAGGCAGAGCAAAAGCAGTGCAATACCTTCGTGATAACCCAGACGTAGTTGAAAAACTACAGGAGGATATTCGTGCCAAATCTTAATGAATTTATATCTAAGCCAGAGAAGGTTATGTCTCCAGAGCTAGAAAGAATGGGTGGCAAAAAGCCTTGCGCTAAATGTGACAAAGATGCTGAAGAGTATTTTTGGAACTCATCAGATAGAACCATATCTTGGGAATGTCCAGATGGTCATAAAAATTCTTACGTGGTGGGATAATGTCAGAAAGATCTGAAGTAAAACGTGATGGCGCTAAAGCCCAGAAAAATTCTGGGCGTGGCGATTATCAAAAAGGTGATGCTAAATGGAAGCAGTTTGTTGTAGATTACAAGGAAGCTTCTGCCTCATTTACATTAAATAAACCTGTATGGTCAAAGATTTGTACAGATACGTTTAAGGTTAGCAGAGACATGCATCCAGCACTAAAGATTATTATAGGTGAAGATTCCAAGGTTCGTCTTGGAATTATTGAGTGGGCAGTTCTAGAAGAACTAATTCAGTTCTGGGAGGATAATAATGTCTAGCGGTAAAAGAAGTAACAAACATCCTTTTAATCCAACACAGATTAAAAATGGTAGGATTGTCAGGCTTAGAAAAGATGGCACCGTAAAGGCCGATCTTGGCCCCTACAAAGTAAAGCAAACAAAGGCGAAGCCATGAAAGAAATATTGTATACAACACTAACTGGTATTGCTGTAGGTGGTATCTTTAGCATTTTTAAACTTCCAATTCCAGCACCACCAGTATTTGCAGGGCTAATGGGTATTGTTGGTTTATGGATTGGTTATGGAATAGTTCAGAGGTTCGTATAATGACTGCATTTTTATTTGGAATGATGATAGGATTTATAATTGGATATCCACTAGGATTATTCATTGATAAGTTAGATAAAAGGATTAAAAATGGCGGACGATAAGAATACCCTTGAACTCATTAGTTCAATAACAGAGTTTAATGATCTTCATGAGTATATGAAGGACGAGCAGTTAGATAGAGCATTAGCAATTGTTGTAAAATTGCTTATGAACCCAGACGTACCTTCGGCAAAGGCTCCGTATTTAATTATTGAGCTTCAGGCTATGTCCACAAAGTTTTCTATGATGGCTTCTTATTATTCTACTATAGCTAAAGATAAAGCTGGTACAACAAATAATAATAAAAAGAATATCTACTATTCAGCAAAGGAGTCAATCGATAAACTTGTGGATGCCCTCAAGTATGTCGTTCGTTACAATGGCTAGAGATATAGTTAAGAACCTTAAATTTAAAAAGCATACTGGCAAGCACTTCGATCCAGAAAAGTTTGCACAGTTGCTTGATGAGTCTTATCGAAATACAAAACGTGCAGACGGAGAGATGACTAAGAAGTCATTTAGTCCAAGTTCTCTTGGGTACGGTCATGGCACATGCCCTAGATATTGGTATATGGCATTTAGCGGAGCAATGTTCATTGATGATAACGATGCTGTTGCTGTTGCTAATATGGCACAGGGAACACAGGCTCATGAAAGACTCCAAAAACTAATTTCTAGTATGCCAGAGTTTAGGGTAGAAGAAGAAGAGATTGTTAACGAGTACCCGCCTATTCGTGGCTTCATTGACCTTATTATGGAATACGATAATGAAATGGTTATTGGAGAAATTAAGACGGCTAAGCAAGAGGTATGGGATGCACGTCAGGCAGAGATGAAGCCTACACCAAATCATATGCTTCAGCTACTTACATATATGAAGTTAAAGAATGCTAAAGAAGGATTCTTTTTATATGAGAATAAAAATACTCAAGAGATTATTGTCATTCCAATCTCAATGAATGAAAAGAATAAAGAGATTATTGAAGACCTATTTGTTTGGATGTGCGAGGTTTGGGATAACTTTAAAGAAGGAGATCTTCCTATGCGTCCAGAAGGAGCGTCAAAGTCCAAGATGCCTTGTACATATTGTCCAATTAAAAAGGAATGCTATGCTGGTTTGATTGGAACAGTTCAAATAGAATCTTATAAGGTGCCAAAACTATGATATGTGCAAACAAAGAATGTGCAAAAGAGTTTGAGCCAAAGACACATAATCAAAAATACTGTACTGATGAGTGCTGTAGAGTTGCAACAAACCGCAGGATTATGGAAAAGTACTATGAAAAGAAAGCTATTAGAAACGGTGCTGCCCGTGGTTGTAAAAAGTGTAGTGCACAATTGAGTAGGTATAATGAAACTAATCTTTGTGCGTCTTGTCAAAAAAAGATAGACATAACTAAAAGATCTAAGATAATGGGTATGCTCGATGAGATTAGCTGAGCTTGTTAAGACTAAAGCAAACCGTGTATTGGGAATAGATGCCTCTACAAACTCAGTAGCATTTTGTCTCATGGAAAATGATAAGCCTTTAAAGTGGGGCAAAATAGAATTTGTTGGGGCAGATATATATGAAAAGATATATGATGCTAAAAAGAAAATGCATGTAATGCTTGATGAATTAAAAGCTGATTATATTGCTGTAGAGGGAGCGATCCTTGTCAGATCACCAGATGCTGTGATAAAATTATCTTATGTATATGGTGTTGTAATTGCGGAGCTTATGTCTACTGGTGCTTCTGTTATTACCATATCTCCTAGCTCTTGGCAGGCATACATAGGCAACAAGAATCCTACAAAAGATGAGAAGCAGGCAATAAGAGTAAAGAATCCAGGCTATGCTGATTCATGGTATAAGACTCAGTTGCGTAATATGCGTAAACAAAGAACGGTAGATTATTTTAATAAGAAGTACGATTTATCTTTAAAAGATTTTGATGTTGCTGACTCATTCGGTATAGCACACTATGCAAATAAGGTTTTGACAGAAAGATGAAGTTATATCAAAGTAAAGATTGGCTATATAGAAGATATATAGTTCAAAAGAAAACAGTTACAGAAATAGCAACTGAATGTAAGGTCTCTGCTATGACGATACAGAGATACCTAGAAAAGTTTGGATTAATTCAAAAGCGATGAGTATAGAAAAAAAGATATGGCAGACATACGAAACTTCGTACGAAGACTTGCCAGATTATGCTAAGTCAAGCATTGGAACTTGGACAGCAAATAATCCTGATTGGGAACACGGCTATATGAGTGGTCCAGATAGAGAAAGATTTTTTAAAGAAAATTTTGATGAAGATGTATACAACACCTATGTAAATTTGCCTTTAGGGGTAATGAAAGCAGGCCTGTGGAGATTTGCAATTCTTTATATACATGGTGGAGTATATGCAGACATGGATACGCATTGTAAGGCGCCTATTTCAAACTGGCTTCCTGAAGACTGTGATGCACTGCTTGATATAGAAAGAGACACGCCTTGGCTTGCTACTCAAGTTATTGCTGCAAAAAGCGGCAGCAAGGTGTTAAAAGCAGCCATAGACCTTTGTATTGAAAGATGTTCTGATGGAATTATTCAGCATAATCATATGGTACATTATTATACTGATGTTCAAATGTTTACAGATGCATTGTATAAAGAATTAGGCGTTGAGCCTTATGCAAAGCATATTAACGAATGGGCTCCAGAGCTTATGGAAATGGAATTCCTAAAAGAAAATAAGGTAAAAATTCTTCATGGAGAAGAAGCCAGAAGACTATTAGATCAAGATGTAGTCCATCTTTATTGGGGAGACGATAGGGAAGCTGGATGGATTGCTTGGAAAAAAGACCCTCGTGTAAATGAATCTTATCCCAATGGATTTAATCCTCATGAATGGGAAAAAGAATGAATACTATAGGAGTATTGCCAGCGTCTGGTAAAGCATCTAGAATTGGTGGGATACCAAAATTTTGTTTACCGATTTCTGACGAGAGATCATTACTTCAGTGGCACGTTGAGCAGATGCTTGAAGTGTGCGATGAGGTTCGTGTAGCAACAAGGCCTGAATGGGTCCCTATTGTTCAAAATATGGACATGAATATTAAACTAATAGTTCGTGAGCCATCAACAATGTCAGACGCAATTAAATTTATGGTCGGCGACTACAACGATACAGTTTTTGTAGGAATGCCAGATACTTATATTTTAAATGCTCCAACAAATATATACAAGGAAATGCTAAAAGAAACAACAGCAGATCTAGTTCTTGGAGTATGGGAATGCGGAGAAGATTTAAAGGGTCGGGTTGGTCAGGTACTAGTATCAAATGGTAAAGTCCTTGGTTCAGAAGATAAGGTAGATGATTGCGATTATCCAGACATGTGGGGGACTATGCTATTTCGTAAGAATATGATAAGATACATAGATCCTAAGCTAGACCATCCAGGAAAACAAATAAAAGAATGGATTGAAGAAAGTTCTAATATTAGGGCGGTAAGACCAGGCGGACGATATATGGATATCGGCACACTAAGAGGACTAAAACAGTTATATAAAGAAATGGATACATAATGCTAAAGCCAGTATTTGAAGATGTAACAACCTTTAATTGCAGTGACTTATATTTAAGATCTGTTGGTGCACCTGCAGGAAATAAAATATGGTCAACATGTCATGAAATTGCTCACATGCTTATTGAAAAGAATATATCATACGGAAACTCGGCTTTGGAGCCAGCCAGAATATTTTCAACAACGGACAATGTAGAACAGCTTAAGGTTAGAATCGATGATAAATTAAATAGAGTTAAAAATAATCAAGGTTACGCAGGAGATAATGATATTGATGATCTGATTGGCTATTTGGTTCTATATAAAATAGCTAAATCTCAGGTTGCTATTTCAGTCGACTAGAAGTATAATACTAGTATATGGAAATTGAACTAGCAGATCATTATGATCGCATGAATAAAGTAGTTGAAGAACTGCTTAAAGGAAATAACCCAACCCAGATTGCCACTCTAACGGGCTTTAAACGTGCCGAAGTAGTAGAGTTGATAGGTGAATGGAAGACAGTCGTACACAACGACACAGCGGCCAGAGAGAGGGCTAAAGAGGCTATTGTTGGGGCAGACCAACATTATGCAATGCTTATAAAAGAAGCCTGGAAAACAGTAGAAGATGCTGATCAGGCTGGACAGCTTAGCGTTAAATCAGGAGCACTAAAATTAATTGCAGATATTGAAGGCAAACGTATCGGCATGCTTCAAGAAGTTGGGCTGCTAGACAATGCTGAACTTGCAACACAGTTGGCAGAGACTGAGCGTAAGCAGGATATCCTCGTAAAGATTTTAAAAGAAGTAACAGCAACGTGCCCTAAATGTAAAATGGAAGTTGCAAAGCGTTTATCCCAAATAACTGGGATAGTTGAGCCAGTTGAAATAGTTGAGGAAGTTAGTGGATCTTAATTTTGATGATCTTATTGACATACTCGACGGCGAAGAATTTGACGAAAGGCCAGTCGATCTAAGAACATTTGTTACTAGCCCAGACTATCTTGGACTACCACCGCTTTCAGATTATCAATATACATTAATTGAAAAATCTTCTCAGGTGTATAAAGAATCAACGCTAATAAAATTATTTGGCGAAGAAGAAGGTAAGAGAACATACAAGCAGACTGCTAACGAAGTTGTTGCTCAGCTAGGTAAAGGTTCTGGAAAAGATTACTGCTCCACCATATCTGTTGCCTATATAGTATATTTACTATTGTGTTTAAAAGATCCAGCACATTATTATGGTAAGCCTCCTGGAGATTCTATCGATATCATTAACATTGCTATTAACGCTCAACAGGCAAGCAACGTATTCTTTAAAGGATTTAGAACACGTATTGATAAGTCCCCATGGTTTGTAGGAAAGTATTCAGAAAAAGCTTCTGAAATTAAATTTAATAAGAATATTACAGTTCACTCAGGACACTCAGAACGTGAGGCATGGGAAGGCTATAACGTCATTGTTGTGATCCTTGACGAAATTTCTGGATTTAGTATTGAAAATACAACTGGACATGAGCAGGCAAAAACTGGTAGCGCTATATATGAAATGTATAGAGCATCAGTTGATTCTCGTTTTCCAGACTATGGTAAAGTAATTCTTCTTTCTTTCCCACGATATAAGAACGACTATATTCAGCAAAGATATGACGATGTTATTGCAGAAAAAGAAACTGTTATAAGGTCGCATCATTTTAAGTTAGATACAGATTTGCCAGATGGTACTGATGGCAACGAGTTTGATATTGAATGGGAAGAAGATCATATTGTTTCTTATAAGTATCCAAGAATGTATGCTCTTAAGAGACCTACGTGGGAAATTAACCCTACAAGAAGCATAGATGATTTTAAGGTGGCGTTTTATAAAAATGCACCAGACGCCCTAGGAAGATTTGCATGTATGCCAGCGGAAGCAATCGATGCATTCTTTAAGTCTAGAGAAAAAATTGAAAAGGCTTTCAGTAATATGGCTATAGCTGTGGACGAGTTTGGCAGATTTGAAAATTGGTTTGCGCCAGATCCAGATAAAGAATATTTCTTACACGTAGACTTGGCGCAGAAGCATGACCATTGTGCAGTTTCTATGGCACATGTACAAAAATGGGTAAACGTAAAAGTAACTGATACCTACTCTCAACCAGCACCGATTGTAGAAGTAGATGCTGTAAGATTTTGGACACCAACTGCCGATAAGTCTGTTGACTTTACAGAAGTTAAAGACTATATTTTGTCTCTTAGAACTAAGGGATTTAAAATCCGTGTTTGCACATTTGACAGATGGAATTCGCATGATATGATGCAGCAGTTAAAACAATATGGAATCAATACAGAAACTTTATCAGTTGCAAAGAAACATTATGATGACATGGCGATGGTTGTTGCAGAAGATAGAGTGACTGGACCAGCTATTAAATTGCTTATAGACGAATTACTGCAATTAAAAATTATGAGAGACAGGGTAGACCACCCTAGAAAAGGTTCGAAGGATTTGGCGGACGCAGTTTGTGGATCTATTTATAACGCTATTAGTAGAAGTAGGCCACAAAACAATGAAGAAATAGATATACATACTTATAGTTCTCTAAAGTGGGATAGAGAAGATGAGGATGACACTATAGTTACAAATATGATCAGGGCACCAAGAATGCCAAAAGATTTATCTGATGCACTAGACGGAATGGAAATAGTATGAGTATATATCAGGAAAAAGCTAAAGAATGTAAATGCTGTGGAAAGCATGTACCATTGCCAACAATACTAAAGGAGTATAATGGTATACAGGTATGCCCTACGACATTTGCAAATATAGTAGAGTATAAAAGAATATGGAAGTCATTAGGATCTAGACCTATGGGTAATATTAGAAAACATTTTTCTGAATATGTACAGCAGATAGTTGAAGAAACCATTGACAAAAATGAAGACGGAACGTTACAATAGAGACTTGGCAACAGTAGCCAAGTTGGTTAAGGCCCCGAACTCATAATTCGGCTATCGTAGGTTCAAGTCCTACCTGTTGCACAAAGGAGATTTTATGTACGAAAATGAAGACGATGGCATGAAACTATCATATTATTTAGAAATAGGTGCTGTCTCCCTTGAAGGCGTTGACGAAAATGGTGAAATGATATTTTCAATTAGCGAGAACGCAAAAGAATTAGCTCCAGAATTATGGCAGGCTCATGTTGATTACGTTGATTCTGCTATGATGAATTTATATGAAAAAGGTTTGATGGAGGTCGAATACAACGAAAATCTTGAAGCGACTATCCGTCTTAGTCCAGAAGGACATAAGTTAGCAAAAGAAATGGGACTGATAGAAATGGATATCAGAGAAATCCCAAACGATTGAACAATATGATATAATATTATTAGGTCGCCATTAGGGGCCTATAAATTAACTTATTCGCTTGAAGGAGGAATAAAATGGTAACAACATATACATGGGATCTTTTTAAGGATCCCTTTTTTATTGGCTTTAATCGTGAGATTGAAAGAATGGCTAATGTGCACAGTGCTGCATCACGTCAATCATATCCACCATACGATGTACTAAAGCTAGATGAAGATACATATAGAGTATCTCTCGCAGTAGCAGGATTCACAAAGGAAGACATTGATCTCTCAGTAGACAACGGAACCCTTGTGGTATCTGGAGAAATCACAGAAGTTACAGACGCAGAAGTCCTACACAAAGGGATTGCTGCACGTAAATTTACACGCTCATTTGCCCTGGGAGAATATATGGAAGTCTCTAGCGCATCTCTAAAGGACGGAATGCTTCATATTAATATTGATCGCATTGTTCCTGAAGATAAAAAGCCCAAGACAATTAAAATCAAGTAAGATATAATAGTAGTCTGCACCCCGTCACTGGGGAGTCGCAGACTATATGCGGGCCGCTACCCGCAGGATGGACCTGAGTACGTCCATAAACTGCTCTTTATAATTTAAGGAGAGTTATGTTTGAATACAGAGTTAAGCAGGTAACAAAGATAGTGGACGGAGATACTATTGATGTTGATATTGATCTTGGATTCAGCATTTCATATTCTCAAAGACTTAGACTAGCTGGCATCGACACACCAGAGTCTAGAACAACAGATAAA